CCTGTCGTCGAGCGGGCCCTGAAGCGGCTGCGGTTCCATCCGGCGGCCCTGTGGGGTTTTGATGATCTGGAACGCCCGGTGCGGGCACCCGCGATGGTTTGTCCCGTCGTAACGCCCTCGGGTCCGACGGGCGGCATCCACCTGACCTTTCTGGCACATGATGGCTCTGGCAAGGCTGCCCTGGTTCCTGCCAAGAAGATGATGGGACCGCAGCGCGATGCTGAGGGCCGGTTCGGTGGGGTCTGGCTGGATCGCCTGCCCGGTGCCCGGGTCCTGATCGTGGCTGAGGGCATCGAGAGCGCCCTGTCCGCTGCCGTTCTGTGCCCGGAGCCCTGTCATGTGGCGGCTGCCCTCAGCCTCAATCGCCTGCAGGGCGGCTGGTTGCCGGATGACTTTGGCCGCCGCTCGCCTGAGGCCGTGCAGGCTGATCCTGAGGCCCCGGCCTTTACCTGGCCCCTGGCGGGCACGGCCTGTGAGCGGGTGCTGATCGCTGTCGATCGGGACATGGGCGCGATCAGGATCAAGGCGCGGGGACCCGGCGGCAAGTCCATCCAATCGACCCTCAGTGCCGACAGCCGGGCGCGGATCTGCGCCGGGTTGGCCGAACAGGCCTGGCGGGTCGCCAACCCTCACCTTTCGACGAATGCCGTTCGCGCCATCGCGCCATCGGCGGGACGAGATTTTAACGATGAGCTGCGGACCCGCCTTACGGGTACTGCGGCCTCCACGGGAGCTGCTGCATGAGTGCCGACGGATTTGTCACCTTCTCCAGTGCGCCAAGCCCTGAAGAATTGTCTGCCTTCGATCTGAATGACTATGGCAACGCGATGCGGTTGATCCGCCTTGCCGGTGGGCGGTTCGACCCGGAGACGGGCGAGATCGACCTGATGTCGAGCACGGTTCTGTATCTGCGCCATCGCGGCTGGATCGCCTTCAACGGTAAGAACTGGGACCGCGAACATGGCGAGGCGTTGGCCGTCAGGCTGGCGAACCGGGTTGCGCAGGGGTTGCATGCCCAGATGGCCTGCCGGATCGCCAAGCAGCCTGAGATGACGCCCCGGGCCATGGCGGCGCTCTATGACTTTGCGCTCCAGTCGGGCAACTCGGGCAAGATCTCAGCCATGCTCAAGGTGGCCCAGTTCTATCTGGACGTCGGTATCGATGATTTTGACCGCAACCCGCGCTCGCTCAATGTCCAGAACGGGACGATCCGGTTCCGCCTCGATGCGCATGGCTCTCCCTTTGTAGATTTTTCGCCGGTCCATGACCCGGCCGATCGGATCACACGGATCTGCGAGGCTAACTGGAACCCCAAGGCCCCATGCCCTCTGTTTGATGGCGTCGTCGCCTTTGCCCAGCCCAAGGCGGACATGCGCCATTACATGCATATGGTGCTGGGCTATTGCGCCACGGGCAGCACGTCAGAACAGAAGTTCTTCATCTTCCAGGGTAAGGGCGGGGACGGCAAATCGACCATCGTGGGTGCGGTGCGTGAGGCCCTTGGCTCCTATGCCACGGTCGCCGCGATAGAGACCTTTCTGGATGCGGGCGTGCGGCGCGGATCCGAGGCCAGTCCAGACATTGCCGCCCTGGCCGGAGACACCCGGTTGATCTCGGCAGGGGAGCCACCGAGCGGGTCCAAGCTGGCGGCAGGGGCCATCAAACAATATACCGGCGGCGGCAAGATCAAGGCCCGTGAGCTGCGCGAGGGCCTGTTCGAGTTCAATCCGATCGGCAAGCCTCTGATCGAGTGTAACCGCCGTCCCACCATCAACGACACTGACGACGGCATCTGGCGTCGCCTGAAGATCATCCTGTTTCGTCAGCAGGTGCCCTCGGCGATGGTCGATGGCCAGCTGCCCGAGAAGCTCAAGAAGGAGGCCGATGGCATCCTGCGCTGGCTGGTCGAGGGCGTCCTGGCGTGGATGACCGAAGGGCTGAAGAACGACCCTGCGGACGTGCGCGATGCCGTCGAGGACTATCGGCGAGGCTCTAACCCCTTTGCCCAGTGGATGACGGACCGCCTGGTGCTCGACCCGGATGCAGTGACCGGGGCGAGCGAGCTCTATCGCGACTACACCCAGTGGATGGAAGACGAGGGCCATGACCGGCCCATGACCCAGAAGGCCTTTGGCGGGGCGCTGGGAGACCTTCAGATCATCATGGCGGGCAAGGGACGCGACGGGAAGAAGCGGCGGCGCGGGGCCAGACTGAAGCCGAAGTGGGTGGCCGGGGAAGGCGATGGCGGGTTTGACGCCGAACCGCCTGTGACCCCTGAGGCGCCGGCGGCTGTTGGCGAGGCCGCATGGGACAATGATGAGGACGAAGACTGGGCGGGGCGCTGACAGACCATGACAGACCATGACAGACCATTGGGCGATGGTCTGTCGCTTTTCCGGCAAAATCCGGGTTTTGACAGACGATCAATGGTCTGTCGGTTTGTCAATGGTCTGTCTCGTAACGGTCTGATTTTATGAGAGAAACAGACCATGACAGACCATACAGACCATTGCGCGGGGTGGAGCCATATGAGGCACGTCACGCGTAGGTCACCCGTACTGCGTCTGTCCGTCCGTCTGTCTGTGGGTGGTGTGTGTCAGGTTGGGTGTTGAGGGTGTGGGTATGAAAATTCAAATCAAAGAAGGAACTAAAACTATGATCCAAGCCCTTGTCTCTGATGCTTCTGGTCTGGCGCTTAGCCCTGGGCAGCAGGCGCGTGTCCGCCTTGCGGCGCGGCTTGAGACGGGGACCAAGTCGCAGCGGCGAGAAGCCGATGAGATGGCCAAGGCGATCCGCCGTGAACTGGGTGCGCAGCTGGACGAGAGCGTCGCCCTGGAGCTGATCCGGGGCGGCAGGGTTGAGCGGCCAGTGGATGGCCCCGTGCGTATGTCCAGTCGGGATGGCCTGCTGTCACTGCTGGATGCAGGCAAGATCAGCCGCGAGCAGGCAGAGGCCGGGCTGGCCTATCGCTGGGCCTGCGAAGCCGAGGGCCGGATCCGCTCACAGCTGGATGAGGGCGGCGGCAGTACAGGCGGCGGCGTGCTGATCAGCGACGAGGCAGGCGGGTCGGTGCAGATCGACACCTTTAACGTCAGGGGCCTGCGCCGGGCTAAGCTGGGGCTTGCAGCCTCGGGCATAGACCGGGCCGTTGCGGTCCAACTGCGCCATCGCCCGGCGGCCTTGCAGATGCTGAGAGAGGTGGCTGGCTATAGCCGGTGCATCAGTGCCTTCGGTGCTGGCGGCAAGCAGAAGGCTTCACTGATCAATGACCTGGTGCTTGCGCTGGATGTGGCCGCAAACTGCATCCACGCTGCTGAGCAATCCGCTCAAAGAAAGTGGATTGACACGAGTACCCGTTAAGGCGACTTATTCATCACCGCTTGAAACGCGTCCCCAGCCCGCCCCGGTCTTCCGTGGCGGGTTTTTGCTGTCCGGTGCCATGCCATGTAGCCCTCCCACCTTCAGGCCTGCTGGTGCGGCTGACAGGCAGCAACAGCGCAAGGTCTATGACCAGCGTCGAGGCACTGCCCGAGAGCGCGGCTACTCAAGCCGGTGGGACAAGGCCCGTAAGACCTGGCTCGCACGTCATCCGCTCTGCGTCATGTGCGAGGCCGATGGCCGCGTCGAGGCGGCCAGGGTCGTAGACCATATCATTCCCCATCGCGACGCTCAGGGCGTCAGCGATACCACCCTGTTCTGGGACACAGCCAACTGGCAGTCCCTGTGCGAGCGTCACCACAATCGAGACAAACAGCGGGCCGAACGCGGTTCGCGGCCCTGACCTTCGACCGACGGGGGAGGGGGTGGGTCCATCACTGGAGCGCTCCAAGCTTAGGACCGGCTCTTGGATAAACTTTTTCTCGTCGCAAGTTTCTCCAATCTTTTTTTTGAGGTCGCCATGAAGCGGGGTCCAAAGCCGGAACCGGCGGCGATCAAGGTCGCCAAGGGCAATCCATCGAAACGCCGGATCGGCCATGAGCCGGTGACGGCACCGATCGACGGTCTGATCTCGACAGTTGCTGCGCCAAGCTGGCTGAAGAGCAAGGCGCTGGAGCAGTGGCGGGTGCTATCGCCGCGCCTGGTGCAGCTGAAGCTGCTCACAGCTGGGCATGAGATCACTTTCGGGCGGTACTGTGTCGCGCTGGCCCGGTGGCTGGAGGCGATCGAGACCCTGGAGGCTGAGGGGGAATATTATACCGTCGTCAGCCCGCACGGGACCTACAAGCGGCCGCATCCGGCAGCCAACACGGCAGACAAGCTGCACCGCGAACTGCTGGCCCATGAGGCGGCCTTTGGCCTGAACCCATCTGACCGCCAGCGGATCTTTGCAGTCCGAGCGGGGACGGGCGAGACCGGTGATCTGTTTGGATCCGCTGGGGCCACGGCACAGAAGCCGATGTATGAGCAGGGGCCTATCAGCCCACTTGGACTGCTGAACTGATCGCATGGAAGGCTGCTGGTTTGATCAGAAGGCCGCTGATGCTGCGGTCCAGTTCTTTCCCGGCTATCTGAAGCTCACTGAGGGAGAGTGGGCAGGCAAGCCCTTCTTTTTGAGCGGCTGGCAGGAGCACGACATCATCCGGCCTCTGTTCGGCTGGAAGCGGTCTGACGGTACGCGCAAATATCGACGCTGCATCGTCTGGGTGCCGCGCAAGAACGGCAAGACAGAGATGGCGGCGGGCGTGTCCTTCATGCCGCTGATCTGTGATGCCGAGCCCGGTGCCCAGGTGTTCTCGATCGCCAAAAGTAAGGACCAGGCGAGCATCGTCTTCCGCAAGGCGGTAGCGATGATCAATCGGTCTGAGGCCCTGAGCAAGGTCCTGGAGTGCTTCAAGGAGTCGATCTACTGCCCCGAGCTGGGCGCTCGGTTTGAGCCTCTGACCGGTTCGGCCAAGGGCAAGCACGGCCTGGCCATGAATGGCCTGATCGGCGATGAGGTCCACGAGTGGAAGGACGGGGACCTCTATACCTTCGTCCACCAGTCGAGTGGTGCGCGCCGCCAGCCGATCGAGTTCCTGATCAGCACAGCCGGTAACCGCATCGGCTATGGTTGGGAGCTGTGGAACTATTGCCAGCAGGTTCTGGACGGGTCGGTCGATGACCCGGAGACGCTGGTGGTGATCTATGCTGCCGATCCCGAGGACGACTGGACGTCACCGGAGACCTGGCGCAAGGCCAACCCCAATTTCGGGATCTCGGTCAAAGAGGAATATCTGGCCGCTGAGTGCCGCCGGGCGCAGCAGATGCCGCGCCTGGAGAACGACTTCAAACGGTATCACCTGAACATCTGGACCGAGCAGGCGATCCGCTGGTTGCCGATGGACCGTTGGGACAGGTGCAAAGGCCCTGAGGACTGGTCTGAGATCGAACAGTCACTCAAGGGGCGCGAGTGTTTCGGCGGGGTTGACCTGTCACAGACCACTGACCTGACTGCCCTGGTCTGGGTGTTTCCGCCTGACGATGACCACCCCAACTGGGCGGTCTTGCCCAGGTTCTTCGTGCCTGCGGCTCGCATTGAGGAGCGCGTGGCCCGTGACCGGGTGCCCTATGATCAGTGGCTCAAGCGCGGCGCGCTGTTCGCCACTGAGGGCAATGTCGTCGACTATGATTTTGTGAAGGAACAGATCCGCCGCGATGCCGATCAGTTCCATGTCCTGAGCCTTGGCTTCGACCCCTGGAACGCGATGCAGATCATGATCCAGATGCAGGGTGAGGGGCTGCCGGTTGAGCAGGTCCGGCAGGGCTTCTTGAGCCTATCTGGCCCATCCAAGGAACTGGAGCGCATGCTCCTTGATGAACAGTTTGAACATGGCGGCCACCCGGTCCTGCGCTGGTGCGCGGGCAATGCTGCGGTTGAAACTGACGCGGCGGGCAACATCAAGCCGTCCAAAGCCAAGTCTACCGAACGGATCGATGGCATCGCCGCCCTGGTGACAGCCCTTGCCCTTGCCCATGCCCGGCAGCAGCAGGTCGTGCCAACGAACCCTTGGGATGATCCGAACTATAAATTGGGGATGCTCACATGAGTTGGATTGACAGCCTGTTTGGCCGGAGCCGCACCGCGACCCCGCCAGAGGTCCGCGGTCTGTCCTATGAGAACCCGTCCGTATCCCTATCGAATGTGATGAACTTTATGCAGTCCCTGCAGTTTGGGCCGGGGTTCGATGTCAATGAAGAGACAGCTCTGTCCGTTCCGGCCATCTGGTGCGCTGTCAATTTTATTAGCGGCAATATGGCCTCTCTGCCGCTCCAGCAGTTTCAGCGTGATGGCGATGGCACGCCGGTACGAATCAAAGACGGGCGTCTGGCAGGCATCCTGTCTGGCACCATCAATGATGACTGTCTGACCAGCTTCAAATGGCGCAGTGCGGCCACCAGCCAAAGCATGCTGGGGGGTCGGTCCTTCACCTTCATCGAGCGCAACAAGGCGGGTGCCGTCATCAATCTTTGGCTTCTGGAAGCCTCGCGGGTCACGATCCAGCGCGAGGACAACCGGACCCGGTACATCTATCGCGATGGTGCTCGTGAGGTTACCTATCAGGCGAGCGAGATCATCGATCTGCCCATCCTGCTGCGCAGCAATTTGGTGGCACACTACAGCCCGATCACCATCCTGAAGGACACAATCGGGATGGGTGTGGCGCTGCAGCAATATGCGGCGCGGTTCTTCCAAAATGGCGGAGTGCCGCCCATGGCGCTGCACATCCCGCTGGGATCTGCGGCGGGTAATCAGCGTGCCGCCATCGATGTCGAGGCTGCCGTGCGCGAGGCCAATGTTCAGGGCCGCAACGTCCTGGTCCTGCCGATGGGAGCCGAACTTAAGCCGGTTGGGTTTGACCCTGAAAAGAACCAGCTCGTCGAAGCCCAGCGCTTCATCGTCGAGCAGGTCGCCCGGATGTATCAGCTGCCACCCGTCTTCCTGCAGGACCTGTCCCACGGGACCTATTCGAACACCGAGCAGCAAGACATTCACGTGGTCAAACACACCCTCGGCAAGTGGGTGCAGCTTTGGGAGACCGAACTGAACGCCAAGCTGTTCGGCCCGCGCAACACATCGATGTACGTCAAGTTCAACGTCGACGGCCTGCTCCGCGGCGATTTCAAGACCCGAAGCGAAGGCTATTCGGCCGCTATTCAGAGCGGCCAGATGACGCCGAATGAGGCCCGCGACAAGGAAGACCGGCCACCCAAGCCGGGTGGCGACCGCCTCTTGATCCAGGGCGCGACCGTGGCGCTGGAAGATCCGATCCCTACTGACCCCGCACCCGCCGGAGCCTGACCCCATGACCCTACAAACTCTTGAACGCCGGGCCCTTGGCTCGGTGGTCGAACTGCGTGCGGATCCGGCGATCAGTAGCTCGGGCCGGATGATTGTTGGCTATGCTGCCATCTTCAATTCCGCGACCCTGATCTGCCAGGACTTTGAAGAGGTCATTGCGCCCGGTGCCTTTGCGGCGGCAATCGGCAGGGACGATGTGCGCGCCCTGATCGACCACGATCCATCCCTGATCCTTGGCCGCACCACAGCCGGGACATTGCGCCTGGCTGAAGACGCCAAGGGCCTGCGCTGCGAGATCGACACGCCGTCGACCTCTGTCGCTGCGGACCTGCTGATCAGCATGGACCGGGGCGACGTGACCCAGATGAGCTTTGCCTTCCGAGCCGTGCGGCAGAGCTGGGATGAGACCCTGCCCGTGATCCGCCGCACCATCGAAGAGGTCGAGTTGTTCGACGTCTCTGTGGTAACCTATCCGGCCTATCCAGATACCGAGGCTGAGGCCTGCGCCAAGCGGTCGTTGATGGATTGGCGCAGCGCAAGGCCCATGGTGCCCGCCGCGAACAGCGTTCGCCGCCTGAAAATCAAGCGTGACCTGCTCACGCGGATCCCCCTTCGAGCCTAGCTCGGACGCCCCATACAGCCCCTGGGCAAGGCCGAGACCCTGAAGTCCCACCCCAACATTCATAAGGAGACGGCGATGTCCGTTGAACTCAAAGTGCTTCGCGAGAAGCAGGCCAATCTCGTGTCCGAAGCCCGGGCTCGGATGGCCGAAATTACCCCGGCCACGGATGAGACCCGCGCCGCTGAGTTGGAGCGTCAGCACGACGCCGCCATGGCTGAGTACGATACCCTGGAGGCCCGCGGTCAGCGGCTCCAGAAGCTGGCCGCTGCTGAGGCGAGCCTGAATGACGGCGATCCCCGTCGGCCGGGCGGCGAAGAGCGCTCTGTCGGCGGCCTGCCACCGGTGACCCTTGATGAGAAGGCCGTCTTCCGCCGCGCCGCGCAATTCGGTGTCGGATCCTTGTCCGCTGATGAGCAGCGGATGATGTCGCGCCTTCAGGCGGGTGATGGCCCCCCGGAAGTCCGGGCCCAGTCCACCTCAGCCACGGCCGGCGGCTACACCATCCCTCAGGGATTCATGCCTGAGATCACCAAGTCCCTGGCTCTGTGGGGCCCCATGCTCGATCCCGGTCATGCCCGGATCATCGCTACGGATAGCGGCAATCCCTTGCCCTGGCCCACCGTCAACGACACGGCCAACACCGGTGAAAGCCTGGCGGAAAACACGGCTGCTGCTGACCAGGATGTGACCTTCGGTCAAAAGCTGCTGGGTGCCTATGTCTTCGACAGCGGCACGATCAAGGTCTCCTTGCAACTGTTGCAGGACAGTGCCTTCGACATGGAAACCCTGCTGGGCGACCTTTTCGGCGAGCGTTTGGCCCGCCGCGCCAACTCTCAGCTGACCATCGGTACCGGCTCGTCTCAGCCGTTGGGTGTGGTGACGGGCTCGACCCTGGGCAAGACCGCTGCGTCCACGACTGCGATCGCCGCCGATGAGATGATCGACCTCTTCCATTCGGTTGATCCTGCCTATCGTCAGGCCCCTAAGGCCTGCTGGATGATGAACGACACGACCCTGGCTGCCGTGCGCAAGCTCAAGGACGGTCAGGGCAATTACCTGTGGCAGATGGGCAATATCCGAGAGGGTGCGCCTGACCTGCTGCTGGGCAAGCCCGTGGCCATCAACCAGGCCATGGCCTCGATCGCGACCGGTAACCGTGTCGTGGCCTTCGGTGACATGAATAAGTACATCGTCCGCATGGTGAAGGACTTCTCGATGCTGACCCTTCGCGAGCGCTACGCTGAATTCCTGCAGGTCGGCTTCCTCGCCTATCTGCGCCTGGACGGTATGCTCGCCGACACGTCAGCCATCAAACACTACAAGCTGGCCTAGTAACCGGCCCTGGCACTGGCGGCGCGGCCTGGTGACGGGCCGCGCCAAGCCTTCGAGGTTTCCATGAAAATTAGAATGCTCCAATCGCTTGCTGGCGATGGCTGGACCGTTGGGCCCGGCGATATCGTCGTTGTGCCGAATGACGAAGCGATCAGGTTGATCGATGCTGGCTTTGCTGTTCCGGATAAGACCAAAGACCCGGAGACAATGGTCTGGGGTCTGCCTACTGATGCAGAGGTTGCCTGATGCTGTGGGACCGCCTTCGCCGGATCACGGCCCCGGCGGTTCAGGTGGTCACGCTGGCCGAGGCCAAGGATCATCTCAAGATAGAGTTTGATGATCATGACGCCTTGATCACCGCCCTGATTGATGCGGCCACCAGTCAGGTTGACGGCGCGGCAGGCATCGGTAGCGCCCTGATCACCCAGACCTGGCGGCTTAGTTTTGATTACTGGCCCTCGTCGCCCATTCAGATCCCGCTCGGGCCTGTTCAGTCCGTGACATCGATCACCTATGTCGATGGCAGCGGTGCCACACAGACCTGGAGCCCTGCGGGGTATCAGGTGGATGTCGACGGAGCGGTAGCCCGTATCGTTCCGGCCTACTCAACCACCTGGCCTGTAGCGCGCCTCCAGCCTGGTGCAATCAAGATCACGTTTGTCGCGGGCTATGGCCCCTCAGCCAATGACGTTCCTGCCGATTTGAAGGCCGCGATCAAGCTATTGATCGGGCACCTCTTCGCCAACCGCGAAGCTGCCTCTGACAAGGCCATCGCCGCATTGCCCTTCGGGGTCGAAGCGATCCTTAACCGCTACCGCTCTGGCCTTGTGGCCTGACCCGCTGACCTCTCCTAGGAGCCCACGATGACCATTACCGCCAGTATCACGGCGCGCATCAACGCGTCGGCTGCATCCCTGCTGCCCGCAGCACAGGGTGCGGGTCTTCCCATCGACCTGATCGGTACCACAAGCCTGACCCCCGGAACCGGGGCCAACCAGGCTGACAAGATGTTTGCCTACCGCAGCACCCTGGCGGCCAGCGCCTCCGAGAACATCGACCTGGCCGGTGCGCTGACCGATGTGCTGGGCAATGCCCTGACCTTCGCCAAGGTCAAGGCGATCATGGTTCGTGCCGACCCAGGCAATACCAATGACGTGGTAGTCGGCGGGGCTGCCACCAACGGCTTTGTCGGGCCCTTCGGCGCCGTCACCCATACGATCGCCGTCAAGCCGGGTGGAGAGTTCCTGAACGCCCTGCCGGGCACAGGCTGGGTCGTCGTCCCTGCAACCGGCGACATTCTGAAGATCGCCAATGGCGGGGCCGGAACGCCGGTCACCTACGACATCGTCCTCATCGGCACGTCCGTCTAGGCCATGCAGGCCGGTCAGCTTGATCGCCGGATCCTGGTCCAGCGGGCCATCACCGCGACAGACGGCTTTGGGGGACAGACCCAGACCTGGCAGACCATTGCCTCGGTCTGGGCGTCTGTGACGCCGATCAGCGATGGCGAGCGGTTTCGGGCCGGGGAGTGGGCTGCGGATATCACAACCCGCTTCGCCATCCGCTGGTCCGCCATCGCCAAAACCATCGACGCCAAGGACCGGCTGATCTTCGACGGTCGCACCTTCGAGATCTATGGGGTTAAGGAGCTTGGCCACCGCGACGGGGTCGAGATCACAGGGGCTGCACGGGGAGAGTATCGCGGATGACTGCCAGCTATGTCCGAACCCGTGTCCATCTAGAGGGCCTTACTGAGACCCTCAACGCCCTGGAGGGCCTTTCGCGCGGCGCGGCAAAGGCTGTTGTTCAACGCGCCCTTGTCGATGCCCTGGAGCCGATGAGGGCCGAGGCCGAACGGCTGGCACCTGCCGATCCGGCCAAGGGTGATCTGAAGCGCAGCATCAAGATCGGGACCAAGAGAAATACCGGCTGGAACCGCCAGTACAGCAAGGATCTCAACAGCTCCGTGGTCGCCTACATGGGGGTCGTTAAGGGCCGGGCCTATCCTGAAGCTGTTCTGCAGGAGTTCGGGGTTGCGCCGCATGTCATCAAGCCTCGCCGCGGCAAAAAGTTCCTGATGATCAAGCTGCCCGATGGGACCTGGCGGCGCGTTGCCCAGATCAACCATCCCGGCAACAGGCCTCATCCCTATATGAGGCCAGCCTACGACCGGCATGCTCAAGACCTTGTCGATGGCCTTGGCCAGAAGATTGGCGAGCAGATGCTCAAGGCCTCAGAGCGGGCCGCCAGGCGGCTGGCTCGCCGCAATCCTCAGTGGGTCTAGGCCATGGAGGAAGCCTTACGCAGCCTGCTCCTGGCCGACAGTGGCCTGCAGTCGATAACATCCGGCCGTATCAGCTGGGTCGTTCGCCCTCAGGGTTCTGGCCTGCCTGCCATGGTGCTTCATCGCATCGGTGGCCAGCCAGACATGCACTTCAAGGGGCCATCCGGTCTCGTGGAAAGCCGTGTTCAGGCTGACTGCTATGGCGAATCCTATTCGCAAAGTGTCGCCCTGGCGCGGGTGCTGGAGGCCGCTGTCAGTGGTTATGCCGGCACAGTCAGTGCGGTCAAATTTCACGCCATCACCGTCGATAGCATCCGCTCTGATCATCAGGTTGCGGATCCCGACGAGATCATTTCAACCAGCCTTGACCTGATGGTCTGGCACTCGACCCTTTAGGAGACGACGACCATGACCATTGCGCTTCTCGGCTATGGCGGCCAAATGTCGATGGAGACGGCTTCAGGCAGCGGAACTTTCGTGGCGATCCTTGAGGTCAACGAGATCAAGCCCCCTTCGCCCAAGCCCAGTAAGATCGATGCCACCCACTTCCAAAGTCCCAATCGGACCATGGAATTCATCTCCGGGCTCATCGATCCAGGCGATATGTCCTTCAGCTTCAATTTTGTGCCGGGCGGCGTGGCAGACACCGCTATCCGCGCCTGGATCGCTTCTGGAGACACACGCAAACTCCGCATTACCTGGGTCAACGGCCCCACCTGGACCTTCAGCGGTACCAACGGCGGTTATGACATCAACGTGCCCATCAACGACAAGATGACCGCAACCGTCACGGTGACGGTCACCGGCTCGACTGTGGTGGCCTAAGCCATGGCAAATCCGCTGAAGGGTGAGGTCGCGTTTCAGGTCGAGGGTGAAAGCTACACCCTCGTTTTTGCGGTCAATGCCATCTGCCAGATGGAGGCTGCGCTTGATCTGTCGGTCTCTGAAATTGCAGCTGAGCTGGATCTGGGCCTCAACGTCACGTTTTTGCGGACGGTGTTTTGGGCGGCGCTTTTGCAACATCACGGCGTTGACCTTACGCGGGCCGGTGAGCTCATGACTGCCTTCGGCGTCAAGCCGTCTGCCAAGTTGATCATTGAGGCTTTCAGGCTGGCATTCCCGCAGGAGGACGCTAGCGCACCCGCACGCCCTCCGAAGGCGAAGGCTCGGGCTGGAACTGGCTGAACCTCTTTGAAGTCTGGGTCGAGCTAGAGCTCGATCCAGAGGCCTACTGGCGAACGACGCCTAGGCTTCTCAGCCATGTGATCAAGGCACGGACTGTCGGGGCCGACCGCCCATCTGGTCCAATCGACGCGCCGCCCCAATCCGCAGCAGATCAGATCGCAATGGCACTCCAATGGAATGCCCTTCTGCCTCCCATGCCTGAAGAGGGCCCGACCCATGGCTAAGAGCTCGATCATCGGCAATGTCGTCGTGATCGCTGAGGTCGACACCTCGGGGATCCGCAAGGGCATAGATCAGGCCAAGTCGAGCCTGTCTGACTTTGGCCGGGCTGCCAATGGCACGGTCACAAGTGGGACCAAGGGATTGTCGTCCCAGCTGGGCCTGGTGGGCGCAGGGATGAGTGCGCTGGGTGTGGCAGGGCTTGGAGCGGGTGTTGCCTTGGGTGCCTTCAGCGCGGCTATGAGCCAGACCCGTTCGGCTCTGGATTTTGTAGACACGTTGGGAGACACAGCGACCAAGCTGCATGTGAATGTTCAAGCCATGCAGGAGTGGCAGTTCGCAGCACAAGAGGCGAACCTGAATGCCGAGGATTTTGACACTTCTATTCAGGGACTGCAGTCCTCGGTCGGCAAGCTGATCTCTGGGATAGGTGCGGGCCGCGTCAAGGCCGCCTTTGACCAGCTGGGCATCACCAAGGAACAGGCCGCCTCGTTTAAAAACGTCGATGAGATGCTGCCGCTGATTGCCGACAAGTTGGTCCAGGTCGGAAATGAGGCTCAGCGGGTCGCCATTGCTGACAAGCTGGGCCTTCGCCCGCTCTTGCCCCTGCTTGAGCAGGGCTCGGCCAAAATCGCGGAAATGACAAAGAAAGCCCACGATCTTGGTCTGGTGATCGACAATGAGACCGCAGCAAGTATGGGCGAGATGCAGCGCCAGGCAGAACTGGCTTCGCAGTCGATCGACGTCAATCTGAAGAAAGCGTTTTTGACGCTGGCACCGGTGCTGATCACGTCAACGCATCTGGTATCGGACTGGGTCGCTGAGGCTCGCCGCAGCATCGAGGCCATTTCTGACTTTGTTTCGATCCGGGATGGCGTCGACCATCGCCTCAGCCAGACCAGTCAGCAGATCCAGACTGAAATGGGCAACGTCCACCGGGGGCGGGAAGCGGCCGCCAGCAACCGGGCGAACGGTCGGCCTGAGGCTGCGGCCAGAAATGACGCCTATGCCAATGCTGCAGAGGCTCGCCTCAAGGCGCTGATCAAGACGCAGAACGATGAGGCGGCTGCCGCAGCCAAGGCTGCGGAACTCAAGGCAAAGCAGGATGAAGCCCGCGCTAAAGCCCAGGCTAAGGCCGATGCAGATGCGTTGAAAAAGCGCCTTGGCAGCAATGGCGGCTTGGGTGGGGGAGTGTCAGCTGCAGCCGTTCCTGGCTTGCAGTGGAACAGCCAGACCTCGACGCTGGCGCAGATCAATCCGGCAACGACCGGTCAGGACTGGTCTGAAGAGATCAGCTCGACCATTAAGGCCAAGGACTGGGGGCCGGTGTTTGCCGACATGAACCAGGCGATTTCTGACAACACGCTTGGCGGCCTGGTGAATGGTATCAACGAGGCCCAGGCGGCGACGCAGGCTGCCTTTGCATCATCGATCCGCGGTGGCCTGGAGGCTGGTATGCGCGGCGGCATCCCCGGCATCATGGAGTATTTGGGCTACAGCCTGAAAACCAAGCTGCTGGACAGCTTGTCGACCGGGATTGCCAACATGCTTTCGGGCAGTGGGTTTGGCAGCAGCGGCGGTTCTGCCTCCGGTGGCAAGGTTGGGCTGTTTGCGACCGCTGCAAAGTTTGGGGCCAAGCTCTTCGGCATCCCCGGCTTTGCCTCCGGCACCTCCTACGCCCCCGGCGGTCTCGCCATGGTCGGTGAGCGCGGACCGGAGCTGGTGAACCTGCCTCGCGGATCTCGCGTCCATACTGCAGGCTCTACCGCAGCCATGGGCGCAACTGTGGTGCAGCATTTCCATGTCAATGCGGCGGGCTCGATCCTGGCGGCCGACCTGCGCAACGAGATGCAGGTGATCGGGATCCGGTCGGCCATGGCGGGCGCACAAGGCGGGGCCATGAAGGCCAAGCAGGATATGCAACGCTCTGGCTGGGATCGGTTCGCCTGATGACCCTTTTGCTTCCCTCCTTTCCCAGTCCCTCGTCGATGACGATGACGCTGGTCAGCAACTCAATCGACATGAAACCGACCCTTGGCGGCCCTACGCAGCGGGCAAGCCGGATCGGGTCGCGCTGGCAGTGCGACGTCAACTTGCCGCCGATGTCCTACGCCAATGCGATGAACTGGATGGCAACCCTGAACCGTGCAGCAACGGAAATTATGCGCCTTTTTGTGGTGCAGCCGGATCTAACCGGACTAGATGCTGGCTCGGTTGCTGTGAATGGTGCTGGTCAGGCTGGAACCAGCCTCGCCGTATCGGGGGGAACAGCAGCCTACAGCTATCGTGGTGGTCAATTTATCACGCTGTACAATGCGTCTCTAAACCGGGGTTATCTCCACCAGCTTACGGCGGGATATACCTTGTCTGGTGCTGGCGCAGGCATTCTACCGATCTATCCCGCCATGCGATCAGCGCCATTGGCGGGGTCGATTTTGTATCAAAATGCTCCGTTCATTGACGGGTTCCTGACCAACCCTTCGGCGTCCTGGTCCGTTGACGCGGCCCGCACAGTCGGCCTGTCCTTCTCGATCCTTGAGGCCGAATAGATGGCCCTTTCCGGCGCAATGGACACAGCCCTTCAGGGGCTGACGGTCGTCACATTCTGCGCGGTCAAGATCGTGCTGCCCGGCGGGACGTTGCGCCTGATCGACGGGGCCGGGTCGGTGACGTTCGGGTCCGAAACCTATCTTGGCCGTGATGCGACCTATGGAACTCTGGCCGGTATCGAGCAGCTGGGCGAGGAGGTTGCCACAGCTGCGCCTCGCGCACGCGTGACACTAATGCCGCCTTCGAATGCGGCGATTATCGCCCTGGCATCCCCAACTGCCCAAGGCTCTGCTGTGACGATCTTCTTTGGTCTGGTTACCGAGGCGACGGGCGCTGTAATCGGCACGCCTGAGACCCTGTTTGTCGGCGAGGTCGATAGCGCCAAACTGATCAGCGGCCCCGGCACGCGCACCATCGAGCTAGACGTGGCATCAGTCTGGGAGCGGTTTTTCTCCGACAGCGAAGGCGCACGACTAAACGGCCATTTCCACAAGTCGGTCTATGCCGGAGAACTGGGTTTCGACTTCGTGGTCGATGCCTCTGACGACCCTTACTGGGGAAGTGACGGACCCAAGCCCGCGATGACGTCTATGGGCGGCGGGTTTCTTGGTGCGGGCGGGCGTTACGGCGTGAATACAGAGGCCGTCCGATGACCATGATGCACCGCGTTGAGGCCGTCCAGCCCGTCCTCGACGGCTGGCTGGGTCGCCCGTTTGCGTGGGGCGAGGCCGACTGCGCCCACCTCTGCGCCGCTGTCCTGTTCGCCATGGGCTACGATGACCCGCTGTCAGGCATCGGCCCCTACGCGACGCAACGCGGGGCCAAGCGGCAACTCAAGAAGGCGGGTTACGCCGACCTCGACGACGCGCTCGATGCCCTAGGCTTTGAACGCATCCCGCCCGCGATGGCCCTTCCCGGCGATCTGGTGGCGCTGGAAGGCGAGGGCGGATGGACGGCGCTAGGCTTTGCTGCCGGTCAAGGGCGGGCTGTGGCCTTCTCCTGCGGCCAGTGCGCCTGGGGGCCGGTGTCAGACTGCAAGACCGCCTGGAGAGTTCCATGCCTCAAGCTGTAGCGGTCTGGGTTGCCAACGCCATTCTGACGGTCGGCACGGCGGCCACGGCGGCGACTGGCGTCGCTGCGTTCACGACGGCGGCTATCTCCATCGGCACCGGAACCATCGCCCTAAGCGGCGCTCTGGGCCTTGGTGCTGCGGTGTCGGCTTGGTCAACGGTTGCCGGTATCGTCTCGCTCGCCTCACGGCCTAAGATCCCGCAGGCTAGCGGCGGACAGGTGAGCCTCAAGCTCGACCCGCAGGCCCCCATCCCGGTGGCTTTGGGTCGCACTGCGACCGGCGGCTACATCATCTACCGGGCGGGCCTTGGTCCCAAGAATAAGCACCTCGCCATCATCACGGCCCTCTCGACCGGCCCTATTCAGGCCATCGAAAACTTCTATGCCAACGACACCCTCTGCACATTCACGACCACGACCGCAGGGCCGACCACCACGTCCGGCCAGTGGACGAACAAGATGCGGCAGTTTCGGCTACTCGGGGAAACGACGGACGCGGCCTATGATCTGGCCGTCCCGCCCTTCGAGGCTGAGTTGCCGGGCTGGACCAGCGCTCACAAGACGACCGGCTTTGCAACCTCGCTATGGGTCAACGAGTTCGATCCTGGCCGATACCCGACCGGCCTGCCTCGCGGGCTGTGGGTCGTGCAGGGCGAGAAATTCTACGACCCGCGCCTCGACAGCACCTATCCCGGCGGGTCTGGCTCGCACCGTCTCGCGACGCCTTCGACCTGGGCTTATACTGAGAACCCCTACATCATGGCCCTCGGCTGGATTTTGGGCCGGTTCCACAACGGCAAGAAGGTCTGGGGCTGCGGTGTGGCCGCGACCGGCATTGACTGGGTATCGTTTGTCGATGGGGCGAACGTGGCTGACGCGAACACTTGGAAGGCGGGCGGCGTCGTCACCACGGGCGACGATAAATGGGGCGTGCTGACGGCGATCTTGCAGGCGGGCGGCGGCGTGCCGGTGGCGCGAGGCGGTCAGGTCTCCTGCATGGTCTCGACGCCCAAGACCTCGGTCTATGCCATCGCATCCACCGACGTCATCGGCGAAATCAGCATCCAGACCAGCCTGCCGCGCCGCAACCGCGTCAATAAGGTCGTCCCGAAATATCGCAGCGAAGCCAATCGTTGGCAAATGGTAGCGGCAGATGCCGTCACCAACAGCACCTACCTGACCGAAGACGGGTCGGAGGTCCGCACAAAAGAGGTCGAATATAGCCTTGTGCAACAGGTCAATCAGGCGGCGCAACTGGCGGCCTATGACCTTTGCAACGCCCGTGAGGGCCTGACCATGACGGTCACTTGCAAGCCGCGCCTGTTGAATGTCCGTGTCGGCGAGGCTGTGACCATCACCCTGGACGAGCTTGGGCTGTCAGGTCAAAAGTGCATCGTCCTTGGACGGTCCTTCGATCCGGCGTCGCTGCAAGTGACCTTGACCCTGCGGTCTGAGACGGACGCCAAACACGCCTTTGCGCTGGGCAAGACCGGCATCGCGCCGCCATCGCCAAGCCTGACGGCCTATGACCCTTCGACCATCGCCGCGCCTGCCTCTGGCGTCTGGACGGCCACGGGCGGCACCGTCAGCAATGGCGTGATTTCGCAGCCAGCGGTGATCGTGACCGGGGCGTCGGACGATGTGAATGCCCAGTCAATCATCGTCGAATATCGGCCCGTGGCCTCCTCCACGTATCGGCTGTGGGCTGAGGGCCCGGCCTCAAGCACCAACTTTGAGATCACCGGGGTTGCGGCGGGGGCGTCCTATGTGGTGGCCGTGTCTTACCGGTCAATTCGGGGCGTGGTCGGGGAGCGGCGAGAGCTTGCGGCGGTCACAACCGGCAATCTTTCGGCCGGAACTGTCGGGGGGCTGACGCCGGATCAGGTGAATAACAGCCTGGTGCCGGTCGGCGTGAATGGTGCGGTCAATAGCGACTTTTCACGCGGGCTCTATGGCTGGGCGCAATCGGGGCCGGGGAATACGGTGGACGGGTTGTGGCCTATCGGCGAACGAGGCCTGGATAAGACGGGATATTTTGGCCTGCGCCACGTTGCCTATCTCTCCGTCAACACCGGCGGGGTCGCATGGGCGGCGGGCACAAGTGCCTATGCTGAGGCTCTTGTGGGCCGGGGCATCTGGTCTGGATCAGGTGTCACAGATCAGGCGGCCTTTGGCGTGCCAGTAAAGGCAGGGGACCGGATTTTTGCCCGTGCCCTGGTGGCTCGCCATCGCTGTGATGCTCAAATCTATGCCGTGATCTTCGACAAGACCGGCGCACTGGTTGCGGCCCCGCAGTGGTCTGGAGGCCGCAATGGCGGCGGGGCCAATGGTGATCCGGCCAATATGGATGTGGTCGGCGGGGTCTATACGGTGACGCACGCGGCGGCCTTTTCGATGTCGCTCGTGGTTCGCCTGCTCGCCAATGGGGGATCTGATCCATACGTTTTTGTGGCCGAGCCTGCCCTGGGCGTCCTGCCTGCCGGGCAGACGGTCCTGCCGCCCTATCAGTCTGGGCGAAATGATCCTCTGGCCGACCGAACGCTCGAAAACACGGCGGCGGATTTCGTCGGGCGGGGAGCGCTGGCAAGGCTGGATGCCGCCGCCTGGGCAACGCAGGTGACCGGGGTGGGTAAACCGGAAGACTATGCCACCCTTAGCCGGGTCTACCGGCAAGTT